TGCTCCTTTTGTTTTTGTTTTCTATAAACATAGAATATACTCAAGTTATACTTAAGTCAATAGCTGGTTATACTTTTTCTGTATTTTATTGCACTTTTTTTAATAATCTTGTAATTACAAGGGGTTATGTGATATGATTAATTATTAAAAAATGGAGGTAGTAAAAAATATGAATTATTTAATCAAAACAAAAGGACTATTTGTAACAAGTTCATCAGGCGTATTTTCAAGCAAACCATACGAACTAGACTTTTTGTTAAATATCAACGATAAAAACTTATGTTTACAAGTCATACGTAAATCTTTACTTGATGATCGTTTGAAAGAAAGAAACGAAAACTATAGATATTTTCGAACCTGCGAAATTATATCAATTTCAGAAGCTAACAACAAAAATAATAGTGAATTAAATGATACAGAGCTGTCCAAATTAATGGCGGATGCTATAACCTTAAATTGTGTACCGCAAAACATTACACAATACACAACAAATGATCAAAAAGTAAAAGCGTTAAAAAAAGCTTTGCAAATGTCAAAAATGAGGGCGAAAAGAAAAGTAAATAATCAAGATTTTAATGAATTAAATTAATTAATAAGTATCAAAAAACCTAAAAAATGAGTCTGTTCTATGGCAAGTGGTGGAAAAAGGGAAAATTCCGGTAGAAGAAAAGGCGTAAAAAATATCTTATGCGATAAATACCGAGATTTAATAGCCGAAAGTAACCCTATTGAATTTTTAATAAACGCTTTTACAAAAGGGTATATATTAACTCCTGACATGTCCGGACAGATTTTAACATATCGCGAACGTTGCGACATTGCTAGAGATTTGTTAAAAAAAATCATGCCGGATTTAAAAGCTATCGATCATCAGGGAGATATTAGCCTTGACGGCAATATAGATAGCTCTATCACTGTTAAATTTATTACCGCGGAAGCAAAAAAAACAGAGTAATCAATGCAAATTATTGTTCCCGAAGTTTTCAAAGAGTTATTTGTACGGAATAAATACAGATATAAGGTTTTTTATGGCGGCCGCGGTGGCGCAAAGTCTCACGCGGTCGCAACTGCTTTTATTGTTATGGGTATGCAGGAAACTTTAAGGATTGTATGCGCGCGCGAAATACAGAAATCGATAAAAGGCTCAGTACACACGCTTTTAAAAGATATTATTGTAAAATATGAGTTGCAAGCGTTTTACGAGGTCCAAGAGGCTTGCATTCGCGGCAAAAACGGCACGGAGTTTATATTTAGAGGGCTGAAACATAACGCAGAAGATCTAAAATCGCTTGAAGGAGCTGATTTTTTGTGGATTGAAGAGGCTGCAAACGTATCAAATAAGTCTTACGAAACTGTTATACCAACTATTCGAAAAGAAAATAGCGAAATTTGGATAACTTTTAACCCAAGAAACGCAACGGATCCAACTTACAAAAGATTTATAGCTACTAAAAGCCCAGATGTTTATTGCAAAAAAGTTTCTCACGCGGACAACCCATTTTTTCCTGATGTCTTAAGAAAAGAAATGGAAAAATTAAAAGCTGATGATTTTGAGGCTTATTTGCACGTATGGGAAGGTGAACTAGATACTAGACATTCAGGCGCAGTACATGCAAAAGCGATAGCAAAAGCGCGCGAAGAAGGGAGAGTGACAACTTTTTACTATGATCCTAACTATGAAGTGTTTACCGCTTGGGATTTAGGTTACGGAGATTCCACAACTATTTGGTGGCTGCAATTTGTCGGGAGGGAGTTACGCTGGATAGATTATTACGAGAATAGCGGAGAATTATTAGAGCATTACGCCAAGGTAATAAAAGAAAAAGAATATAATTATATTCGTTGCGGCCATTTTTTACCGCATGACGGGGCCGCTAAAAATATACGTGGTGAATCGCCTGAGCAACAGCTTAAGCAAATGGGCATACACACAAATATTATACCAAGAGCTACAGATCTACGATCAGAAAGAGACTTACTTAATAACACAATTGCATATTCTGTATTTAATGATAAAAAATGTTCAGATGGATTACTTGCACTAGAAAGTTATCATTTTGAATATGATGAAGACAGAGGATGTTTTAAAAGAGAGCCGGAACATGATTGGTCAAGTCATGCTTGCGATGCAGCAAGATACGCAGCAATCGCCGCAAAAAAAATAAAAGGTGGTTTATTTTCTCAGACGCCTATAGAAATAAAAAATAAATCCGCAGGATTGCAGACTATTTCACGATTTAAAAATCAAGTAAAAACAAAAGAATTGAGATCATGGCGATAAGTTGTTATTATGTATTAATTTTAATAAGGTATTTTTTATGGCAGTAGCAACATCAACAGCAGTAGGAGTCGCGGCGGCGGCTGGTCTAGCTGGTGGCGCAACATATGCGAGTCGCCAGGCAGCGAGACAACAACAAAGAATGTCACGAGAGCAAGAGCAAGCAAATTCAGCGGCCGCAGCAAGAGCAGCCGCCGATAAGAAAGCAGCTGATGATAAAATAGCAAACGCAGCAGCAGAAGCAGAGAAAACGAAAGCAGCTGAATTAGAGGAAAGCAGGAGATCAGCAATTAGCAACTATCTAGCAGCTGAAGGAGATCAAGGAACATCACGCCGTAGATTTTTAGTAGGGGCAAAATAATGAGTCAGTATAAGTATGTGAAAGATAAGTTCGAGGCTATGAAAACTGAACGCTCTAATTTTGATGTAATGTATCAAGTACTAGGCGAATATATATCTTTGATTAAGCAAAACTTTCAAGGGCAACCAGCAAAAGGTGAATTTTTAACAGATAGAATTTATGATGCTACAGCAGTATTTGCTGCTCAAAATGCCGCGAGCTCAATTCTTGGCTTGTTATGGCCCGGAACAGCAAAGCAAGCTATAGAGCTAATAAAACCCGATGACATGGACGAAAGCACAGATTTAGACAAATTTTATGAAGATCTAACAAATATAACAGTTCGGGCAATGGACGACCCCAAAGCAAATTTAGTTTTAGCTCTAGATGAGTATATGTTAGATCAGTTAATATTTGGTACTTCAGGCGTGGGAGTTGAGAAGGGAAAACGCTCAAAGTTATTCTATAAATCGCATGGTGTAAAAGTTGTTTATTTAGATGAGGGCCAAGACGGTATAGTAGACACCATTGCATTGTTTTATGAGTGGGAGCCGCATAGAGTAGTAGCAGAGTATGGCGAGAATAACGTATCTGAAAAAACACGCAAGGCAGCGGCGAGTAATAGCAAAGAGCCTGTACAAATATTGATAATGATTCAGCCGCGCAAAGAAAAAAAGGCTCAGCTTGGTAAACTATCAATGACTTACGAGTCAATCCACTTGGAATATAGCACTTGTTCACTTTTGCGTGAAGAAGGTTTTCACGAGCTACCTATCGCAATGACGCGATTTAAAAAAGTGACTTATGAAAAGCAAGGCAGAAGTTTGGGCATGAATGCCATAGCTGATATCAAAGAAGCTAATATTTTAAGAGAATCATATATTGTTGCCGTTGAAAAAAATAACGATATGCCGCTTGGTGTTATGGATGACGGTATTCTTGGCGGTGGCTATATAGACACTTCCGCAAGAGCCGTGAACGTGTTCAATGCATCTGCAAATATAGGGAATAGTCCTCCGGTTTTTGAGATAGGAACAAAGACAGATCTCGGTTATCTTGAAGCTAGGCTACAAAAATTAGAAGAAACTATCGCCAAGCATTTTGGCTTAGATAGATTGTTAGATTTCAATAACGATACTCAGATGACTTTTGGAGAAGCGCAAATCAGAGAGCAAATTAGAATGTCTTCTTTAATTGGTTTATTTGCACGACAATTAAACGAGCTGTTTACACCTCTTGTAGAGCGCACGGTAAATATTTTATGGCGCATGGGAGAGTTTGGGGTAATTAAAGGTAGTATCGAGGAAGAGGAAAGAATAGCGCAGGGTTTGCCTGTTACTTACTTACCAGATGTGATACAAGATAGGCTAAAAAAAGGCGAGGAAGTATATAATATCAATTACAAAACTAAAGCCGCCAACGCTTCTAAAGCAGAGGAATATATAGCAATTATTGACGTCATGACCTTTGCGAGTCAAGCAATAACTTTTGACCCTTCTATTATGCATAGAATAGATTTGCATGAGGCTATAAAAAAACTTGGTAATATCCGGGCTTTGCCGGCTGGAATAATAAGAGCAGATGATAAAGTAGAGGAACTAATGCAACAAGAACAGGAGCGTATGCAGCAACAGCAGGAATTAGCATCAGCTCAACAAATGGCAGAAACATATCAAGCGGCCGCAAAAGGAGATTCTTTACTAAAATGAAAGAGATAGATCAAGAAAGTTTGATACAAGCAATTAATCAGGTTGCGGCAACAGCAGCAGGGAAAATACTATTTGCATCATTAAAAGATGTTTGCATGTGGGATGAGACTATACTAGCTTCAGATTGTCCGGCCACATCACATTTTTATGCAGTTCAGCGCGGTTTATATGGGCGATTTAGAAAGCATATAAAAGTGGAATTTTTAAAAGAAATTGAGTTCAATTATTCGTTTAGGAGGAAAAATGACGGAGACAATAGCAGCGGAAACAACACCGGTAACAGTAGATTTAGGCGCGGCGGCAAGTCAGCAGCAACAAGCGTCTAGTTTCTCAATCCCTGAGCAGTATCAAGGTAAAGGTTGGGCTGAAAAGATAAAATCAACAGATGATTTATTTAAGGCATACGATCACTCGCAGCAACTTATTGGAAAAAGACCGGCGGGGATACCAACAGCAGATGCTAGTGATGATGAGTGGAATCAGTTTTACAAAGCTATGGGGCGTCCTGATGAGCCTATATATGATTTTCCAGAGGTGGAGGGCTTACCAGAGGGATTTGATGCATCTGCATATAAAGAAACAGCCGCCAAGATTATGCATGAGGCAGGTTTAACGCCAAAACAAGCAAGTAAATTATATCAATCCTTTATGAATAATGAAAAAGAAAGTGCAGGAAAGCAGCAAGAGCAGCATTTAGCGCGTCAAAAAGAATTAGATGCACAGTTTGAAAATTTAACAAAAGAACATTTTGGAGATGATATAGACAAATATACAGAGCTAACAAAAACGGAATTTGAGAAGTTTGTACCTCAATCTTTGAAGCAATCTTTTAGTAAAATTCAAGATATGCCTGATGTGTTAACTGCATTAATGGCTTACACAAAAGGCAAGCAATCAGAAATAGAGCGCGTTAAAAAAGCGTACGGAGATGAAGGTACGGTTGTTACAGGTTCTCAAGCAAAAAGCCAAAGTATTGATGATATAAGATCAGAGTTAGCAAGTATGAACATATCGAAAGCAGCACAAGATTTTACGCATATTGACCATAAAAAAACAATGGCAAGAATTGATGAATTAAGATCTATGGTAGCAAGACATTATGCGCCAAAGTAAAAACTATTGAAATATAGTTATTTTTTGTGTATAATATGCGTTGGTGGATACCTTATAAAGCCCACTCGAGACAGGAAAATACCTGAGATTGCGCCCGTGTTAATGGATACCGCATCGAATTAATAATTCTTTGTAAATCAATTTAATATAGGAGTACTACTTATGGTAGCTACAATAGATCAAGCTCTCATTATAGAGTTTTCAGACAAAGTTCACCTTGAAGCGCAACAAATGCAATCACGTTTAAAGCCATATGTGGAAATTAAGCAAATGACTGGGGATGTATTTGCGTATGATGGCTTAGGCCGCGTAGATGCGAGAGAAGTCGCAGAACGTAACGCGGTTGCAAGTTTCGATACTATAGCGCATAACAGACGAAAAATGATACGTAAGCGCTTTGTAATCAACTTACCAATTGATGCATCTGATGTTCGCGGAGCATTGCAAGACCCCCAATCTGGCTATGCCAAGGCTATAGCAGCAGGCGCAGTGCGTCAATATGATAGAGTTATCCAAGCGGCCGCATTTGCTGATGTATTAACTGGACGTGATTTTGAAACAACTGTAACAGCTGCAACTGATGGTGTTGTCACAGTTGATGCAACAGCCGGTTTAACGTATGATAAAATCCTTGAAATTCATCAGAATTTTATAGATGCTGATGTAGGTACGGAGCAAGATGAAAAGTTATTTTTAACAATCACAGGCGATGAGCATACTAGTTGTATGAACGAGTTGGAGCTAATAAATTCGCAATACAATAGAGCTTATGCAGTTGAATCCGGTAGAATAAAGAACGCAGCAGGCATTGACTTAGTTTTATTTGCGGCTGGTGTATCTAATCCTATTATACCAACTTCAGGAGGACAGCGCCAATTAATTGCGGGTTCATCTCGTGGTATTTGCTTAGGAATCTCTAAGGAGATGTCTTTAAAAGTTGAAGAACGCCCGGATTTGATCGAAACTACACAAATTCAGGTAGTTTTCGAGATAGGCGCCGTGCGTACTGAAGGCTCGTTAATTCAAAAAGTAAGCGTAACAGCTTAATTATAACTAATTTTGAGGGGGGTGTATTACCCCTCTTTCTTAAAAGGAGAAAAAAATGGCAGTAGTTGATATTTATTCACAAGCTAATATAGAAGCCGGAAACGGTAAGAAAATACCTGCTCTTAACGGAACAGGAACTAATACTATAAAAATGGTTGCTACAGCTTCTATTGATTCAGGTGATGATAACGGTTCAATTTATCGTTTATTTGCTGGTGTACCAAGTAATTATGTACCAATAAACATAACTGTACATAACACAGCTATAACAGCTGGAACAGCTTATGTTTTAGGCTTATATAGTGCGAGCAATGGCGCCGTTATTGATGCTGATGTACTTGCTACAACTCTTGATATGAGTTCAGCACGTGCAATAACAGCCGCAAATAACGTTGGTATGACAGCTATTGCTATAGCTAATGGAACTCAATCTTTAGCTACGTTATCAGCGCAAACTGATCCAGCGCCTTCTTATGATATTTGCTTAACTGCAAATACAGTTGGTACAGCGTCTGGAACAATTCGTGTTACAGCTGAATTTGCTACTATCTAGCAATAAAAAATAGGTGGGGGATACCTCCGTCCCCTTCCTATACCAGAGGTTTTATTATGACTACTAATTCTAAAACAGATATTTGCAATCTTGCGGCAGATTTATTAAGCGCCGGAGTGATGAGCAATATAGAATCTTCAAGCCCAACAGCTACTGAGGCTTTATTCTTTAGATGGTATGATATATCGAGACAGAAAGTTTTAAGAGAGCATCCGTGGAAGTTTGCAACAAAAAGAGCAATTTTAGCAAGATCGTCAACTGATCCTGAGTTTGGATATACATCAGCTTTTCCATTGCCTTTTGATTTTATTAGATTGTTAACAATAGAATCAAGCGAAGGCCAATTAATATTACCAGCAGATTATCAGTTAGAGTCTCACAACGGTGTATTATCGGTGCTGCTTAGTATTGACGCTTCATCAGTTAGACTCCGTTATGTATATGATATTGAAGATGTAATAAGATTTGATGCTATGTTTATAAATTATTTAGCATTAGACATAGCTTTATCAGTAGCTTTTAAAATCACTGAATCAAATACAGCAGTTGAAAGAGTTGCACAGCTAAGAAAACAGCAAGCAAGTATGGCCAAGGCTATATCCGGCCAAGAAAGACCTCCGACAAGAATTGAAAGAAGTCAAAACAAAGCATTTAGGCGTGGCAGTAGTTCCAACCACGCCCATAAGTTTGATTTTAATTAGGTAATACAAGTGGTTAATGTCAACACCTCATATCCAGATTTTTCAGCAGGTGAAATAAGTCCTCGTTTATATGGCAGACATGATTTAAAAGCCTTTTATAGCGGTGCAAGAAGAGTAGAAAATTTTATCGTTGAGGTTCAGGGTGGGGCAAGGTTTAGAACTGGTTCTATTTATTCCGCAAAAACGCAAAATAACGAAGAAGCATTATTATATACTTTTAATTACAGTGAATCATTGTCTTTTATTATGGAGTTCACCGGAACAAAGCTTAGATTTTACCGCAATGATGCAAGGGTTACAGAGACAGCGCAAAGCATAACAAATATAACAAAAGCTAATCCAGCTGTAGTTACATATTCAGGGGCTGATAATTATTCCAACGGAGACAAAGTATTTATAACTGGTGTTAATGGTATGACACAAGTAAATGGTAATGATTACACAATAGCAAATGTTAACACGGGACCAAAGACCTTTGAATTATCGGGCGTTAATAGCAGTGGATTTTCCACATACACATCAGGAGGCACGGCAGCCGTTATCACTGAAATTACTACACCTTATGCGCTTGCACATTTATCTGAATTAAAATTTAGTCCAGTTGTTAATGGAGTTATGTATATCGCTCATCCTTCTTACAATCCGCAAAAGTTAACATTTACATCAGCAACAAGCTGGACTATGGCAAATCATTCGCCTACTGCATTAACTCTTTCTTCAAATAACTATCCGGGAGCGGTTGGGGTGTACGAGCAAAGGCTATACTATGCAGGCTCAAATAATAATCCTAATAGAATTTGGGGTTCTCAATCTGGCGATTTTAACGATTTTACGACTGGTACAGCAGACGATGACGGCTTTATATATAACATAGCAGGTTCTGTAGGTTTAATTCGATGGATTATTGGCACGCCTCAATTTTTGGCGATAGGGACTTTAGAAGATGTATTTCAAGCAACTGGTGGAATAGATTCAGTTATTACGCCTTCAAGCATATCAATCAAGCCTACAAACTCGTATGGGGTAGCAAATATAATGCCTCTTGATAAAGGAACGCAAATTGCATACATACAAAGTAATGCGTTAACCATGCGTACTTTTGAGTATGATATAAATGTCGATGGATATAGACCGGTTGACAGAAACACTATTGCAGATCACATCACATCATCAGGCATAAAACAATTAGCTTTTTCAGATGGAAGACCCAATATAATGTGGGCTGTTAAGAATAACGGTAGCCTTATAGGTTTAACTATACAAGATGAAGAGTCTATAAGCGGTTGGCATAGACATACAACAACTGGAGAAATTAAATCTATAGCTACTACTCCTAGATTAAATAACTATAATCAGTTGTGGCAATGCGTGGCGCGTATGGTTGATGGAAGCACTCAATATCATATTGAATATTATGCAGACGATGTAAATTATGTTAGGAGAGAAGATTACGTATCTAATGACGGAGCGGACGCGGATCAAGAAAAATACGAAAACCTTCTATATGAAAATCAAAAGGAATATATTCACGTGGATTCAGCTATATCATATTATGGAGATGTAGCTGGTTTAGATGCTGGTGCAACATTAACACCGTCCGCAGCGACTGGAAATGATATTGTATTTACCGCAAGCGCCGCCATGTTTGATAGTAGTATGGTTGGTAGGCAGTTATGGAGAAAATCAATAACTGGAGACGAAACAGGCAGGGCAGAAATAATAACTTACACAAGCACCACGGTTGTAAGATGCAATATTTTAGAGGATTTTGATTCAACATTTACTATACCGGCTGGAGAGTGGTATCTTGCAGCAGAAACATTTTCAGGACTTGAGCATCTTGAGGGATGTTTAGTTACAGTAATTACTGATGGAGGACAGCACGACACAAGAACAGTAACTAACGGCTCTATAACTCTTGATGAGCAAGCCTCAGTTGTGCATGTTGGATTAGGCTACGTTGGATATTTAGAGACAAACGACCTTGAGGGAGGCGGTATAAATGGAGTGGTACAGACTAAAAAAAAATCAGTATATGCAGTTGGTTTTAGATTTTTAGACACATTATATGCAAAATATGGTACAGGCTATTACAATCTTAATCAAATAGAGATGAGAAGTGCGTCTATGCGCATGGACAGGCCACCATTAATGTTTACTGGAGATCTTAAAGAAACATATGCTAATGATGTTAATGATGCTGTAGAAGGTGGATGGGGTAGAGAGAAGCGTGTAATTGTCTCGCAAAATCAACCTTTCCCATGTATAGTACAGCTTATAATACCTTATTTTAATGTGAGTAACTAATGCAAAGTAGATATTATACACCAGAAGATTATGAAAATATTACTAATTGGTGGAAACAATGGGATTGGGAGCCTTTACCACAAATAGCTTTACCAGAAATAGGAATAGTTGTTTCAAATCAAGGCGTTGATTTGGGCGTGGCTTTTCTGTATCAGACAGATTCTTGTATTTGTTGGGCTGAAAACTATGTTGTTAATAAAGAGGTTGATAAAAAATTAAGGGCTGGATGTGTAGAGTTTTTAATTGAAAAAATTATTGAGGAAGCTAAGGAGCTAGGTTTTTTAATGGTTATGTCTTCAGTCACACATACATTTTTAATTAAAAAACTGCTTAGAGCCGGTTATCAGGTGACGGACAAAGAAATGACTAATTTATTGAGGGTTTTATAATGGCAGCAGCGACATCATTAGCACTAGCAGCGGCAGGAGTTGGGGCCGGAGCTTCAATATATAGCGGAATAGAAGGTAGAAAAGCAGCAAATGAACAAGCGGATATGGCAAGGGCGCAAGCATCCGATGAGGCGGCAGAAGTAAGGAGATTAGCAGCAAGGCAGGCAGAGTTAGAAGGTAGAAATATTGACTCAACTATAGCAAGTCAAAAAGTGGCGTATTTAGCAAGCGGTGTTACTTTGGAAGGCTCTCCGCTATTAATGTTGGAAAAAACAAGAAGAGAAGGCGCAGAGAATTTAGAGGAAATAAGAAAGGCTGGTGAGTCCGGCTCTAGATCTTCATTAGCGCAGGGACAAGCAATAGCCGAAAGCGCAAAATCCGCAGGTAGACAGCAATTAGTTAGTGGCATTTCTGGAGCTGTTAAATCTGCTTCTGCTGGTTATTCAGTTTACAAGGGGTTAAAATGAGGATACCTAATTACACTCAAGGATTAGCAATAAAAAGAGAAACTCAAAACACGGTTGACTTGGCGCAAATAAGCCGGGCCGGAGATGTGGCCGGTGGTATTGGAGATCTTGCAAGTGTAGGTTTTGAACTAGCCGTTAGGCAAAAAAACGCTTCTGATATGTCAGCTCAAAATGAGGCAGTGATTGCAAGTAAGGCTGATGCTATAGATTATTCTGAGACTTTCAAGGCGCAGAATAGAGAGTCTCCCATAGGCGCATCAGATAGATTTAAAACTGAATTTAAAAAACTTCATGAAGAAAAGGCAAGAAGCTTACCAAATGACATAGTAAAACAATCCTATTTGCGTGAGATGGATAACCTAAGCTTATCATATCAAAGAGAAATAAAATCTTGGGAAACTGAGACGGTAGTAGCGCAATCGGTTGATAAGGCTAAAAACTCTATAGATATGTTAAGCAAAATGGCTTTAAGGGGTTCAACACCGGAAGCGTTGCGGAATGATATTGACAGTACAATGTTAACATTAAGTGATTCTGTATCGGAGAGCGAAAGAATTAGATTAAAACGTGGCGCAGCTGAACGCGTGGCAGCTATGTATTATGAGGGGGTGTTATCTAGGGATGTGCAAACTGCTGATAGATTATTAAAGAGCGGAGCATATACGGAGGATTTAAGCGCTGAAACCGTTGCAAGTTTATCAAAGACAATAGATGCAAAAAAAGAGCGTTTAGAAAGAAAATATATAGAGACTGAACAAAGACGTCTAAACATGAAATATAACGACCCGGCCGGGCTTGCGGAATTAGACGGCGCAATTACACCGCAACAAAAGATAGAGAAACAGCAGGAATATGGCGTTATTGGTAGTAATATATCAATTATACCGAAAAGAGTGGCTGAGGCTGCAGTAATCGATTTAAACGGTATTCAAGATACTGATTCATTTAAGATAGCTATTGATGGAATCAGGGCGCAGTATGGTGATGATTATTATGATATAGCAATGAGAGACTTAAAGAAAAATGGACTTTCAGAAGATATTACATTTTTAGCGCAAATGAATCCTGAAAAAGATAAGATTGTGATGGACGCTGCTTTTAATATGGCAAAAGAAGGGAAAAATTACGCAGATCTAGCGCAAGCAAGGGGGATTTTATCAAGGGATATATCGGAGGCGATAGAAGACAGGATTACGGAAGTAAGAGATGTATATTTACTTGAAAACGCAAGTGTTTCCGGACTTAACAAGAAAATGGAATCTTTAGCAACCTATTTTGTAGCGCAAGGCCGTGATGTGAAAACGGCTGCAGATCTTGCAACAACATGGTTTACAAATAAAGTTCAAGTTGGTTCTTATAATGGGAGTAAATTTAGAGTGCCTTCTAGTTATTCTCCTGATGATATTGAGGATGCATTAGATTACGCATTTAATAGTATAACTCCTGATGATGTAAATATTATAGGTACTGGAGAATTTTCTACTGATGCGCTAAAAAGCGGAGTAAAATTTGTGCTAGAGCCTAACGAGGAGTTTTATTATTTACGCAATCAGCAAGGCGCTCCGGTTGCAAAAAAGGATAGTAAAGAGTTGTTAAAATTTCCAATTGTTGATCTAATAAAAGATTATAAAGCTTATAAAGAAAATAGGCTTAAAAACGGAAACATTGAAGAGTTTATGTCAGAATGAAAGATACAGCTTTATACCTGAATATACCAGAGCCAAAAGTAAGTCAATTTGGCGAGGCTTCGCAGCTACAGGCGATAAGACCGACAACGGAGCAGGTTATATCTGCATTTGTAGAAGAAATGTTTCAAGGAGAGGGCTCTTTATCCCAAGACATAAAAGCATCTAACATAGAAGCGCAGGAGCGCAGGGGCAAGCCAATACAACAAAACGAATGGAAGGCGTCATCGCACTATAGAGAAGGTATAAATTGGTATGAGGGCTTAACTTCCGAGAGCGCGGCAACACTAGCTAGAATAGAGGACGATAGGCAAGAAAGATCTCTTATAATGGAAAGAGCTACAGGCTTGCAAACCGGTATTGGTATGGGTGCTGGCTTTGCGACAGGAATATTTGAGCCAAAAAACTTTGCTAGTGGAGTGGCGGCCGCATTAGTAACAGGTGGCGCAGGTTCAATAATTCCTTCTTTTGGAAGATTAATTGCAACTCAAACTGTAAAAGGCGCAGCGGTTCGGGGGGCGATAGAGGGCGGAGTAGCAGCGGCAATAGTGGAGCCTTCCAATCTAGAATCATCCAAGATAGTTCAGGGTGATTATACAATGGCAGATACTTTACTAAATTTTGGCTTATCTTCTGTACTAGGAGCTGGAATAGGTGCTGGATTAAAAAAAATAGAACTTAAAGGTGCGGAAAAAGTAGCAACCTATGAGCCGGAAAATGCGGACTTAGTAATAAAGGAGTTTGACACGGCACTGTCACAAACAGTACAGGGGCAAGCCGTAGATGTATCTGCTGTAAAGCAGGTTGACAATGCAGAAGTAAGAGCGAGGGCTCAGCGAGAACTACCAAAAATAGAAGAACAAATTGCAAAAAAGCAACAAGAAACAGGTATAACAAAAGTTACAGAATTACCAGAGTTTAAGACGTGGTTTGAAGGCTCTAAGGTTGTTGATGATACTGGCGCGCCAATGGTTGTTTATCACGGCACTAATGCAGATTTTGAAGCGTTTGAACTAGAAGCATTGGGAGAGCTGAAAGGTATATGGTTTACAAAGAAACCTGAAATAGCTAATAGATTCACAGGCAAGGAAGGTGCAAATGTCATACCTGCTTATATGTCTGCAAAGAATCTATATATACACAACCCTAAAGACGGCTTGACCATGAAGCAAGTATTTGAAACTGCTCGTGCAAATGGACACGATGGAATTGCCTTAAATAAGGGTGAAGCTGCAATTATAGCATTTAAACCAGAGCAAGTAAAATCTATATTTAACCGTGGTAAATTTGACCCTAATGATCCACGCTTAATTGAAGCAGAGCGGTTAGAAGTTAGGAGGGGGCAAGCACTAGCAGACGCTAACAGACAAATAGACCAAGTGCCTATTAAAAGCCTACAAGAGCAACTTGCAAAGCCTGATAACTCTACAGCATATGCACCAGATGCGGATGTTAAAGTACAAAAAGAACTGGATGAATATGGGAATATAGATGATCAAATAAGACTGGAAAGAGATTTAGAAGGGTTGCAAGAAGAGCTTGAAATACTTAGGGAGCAGGGCGTGTTATCTGATGAAGATGTAAGGGTGTTAGATAAGTTAAGAGAAATAGATCAAGAAACCAATATATGGGATAATATACTGGCAAATGCACAAATTTGTTTGACGAGGGGATAATGGGAAGAGATTGTAGATTTAGAATAGTTGAAGCATCAAGGGGCGCGGATGGAGAGGCTATTTTATCAGAGAAAGAGGCGGGGGATTTATTAGATGAAATAATGAAGGCGGCAGAAAACAAGGCGCAGGGCGATATTGATATATCAGAAGCAGTAGCGGCAGAAATAGCAGCAAAAAAAATAAACATGAAAATAGAAGGTGAATTACAGAAGCGCAATGCGGCAATTAATATTATAAAATACAAAGAAGGCATGACACAAATAGAAAATTTTGTTGCGGAGGGCCTGACTCCTTTTAAAGCAATTCAGGCTTTTACAGTTGGTGTACAGGGAGTATACAAAAAAGGGCGACAATCGATAGATTTAAAAGGCAAAGTTATGTCAGAGAAATATATTGGCGGCATAACTAAAGAGTTTGAAGCCAATGATTTATTGCGGATTGTAAGAGATAAATCGCATCAAGTGGAAATAGAAAAAGAATTGTTTGAGTTAAGCAGGGGTAGGGAAGGTGTAACTAAGTCAAAAGAGGCTTTGCAGATTGCTAAAATTATTCATAAATATCAGGAGGCCACAAGACTTAGGCAAAATAGCGCAGGGGCAAATATAAACAAATTAGAAAGCTTTACAGTGTCACAGACGCACGACCGCAGCGCAATGCGGCAAGTTGGTTATAATGCGTGGCGTGATAAAGTTTTACCTTTACTAGATATAGAACGCACTTTTCAAGGAGCGGAGCCGGAAGAGTTTTTACAATCAGTCTATCAGGTTTTAACAACTGGTATAAGTAAAAAAACCACGCCTGATGCAAACCTCTTTGAATTTAAAGGCCCGGCAAATCTTGCAAAAAAAATATCCCGCTCTCGTGTGCTACATTTTAAAGATGCGGAAAGCTCTATCGCCTATAGAAATGAATTTGGGAAAAAAGACTTTATGGAAGGTGTAATGCAAGGCTTAGACGCAGCAGCGCGCAATATAGCATTGATGGAGTCTTTAGGAACAAATCCAAAGGCAATGTTTTATAAGATTTTAGAAGATGTAAAAACGAAATATAGGGGTGATGAAGCAAGGATAAAAGACTTAGTAAATGATAGAATGCTACGAAATTACTATGATGAAGTTTCAGGCGACATAATGATTCCTGAATCGCCAAAGATGGCACAAATAGGTTCATTTATTAGAGCTTTACAAAGTATGTCTAAGATGGGCGGAGTAATTATATCTGCATTATCAGATGTGCCGTCAAAAGCCGCAGAGCTGCAGTTTCAGGGGCGCAATATATTAGATAGTTATGGCGTGGCGCTAGGAGATATTAGGCTTGTTAGTAAGCAGCGTAGGCAATTAGGCTTAATGATAGGAGCTTATTCTGATGCTGTATCAGGCAGTATAGCGGCACGCTGGACAGCGCAAGATGATTTATCTGGTACAATGTCAAAGCTTCAAAGGTTATTTTTTAAACTTAATTTACAGCAATGGTGGGATGAGAGCCAAAAATTTGGCACAAGTATAGCAATGAGCAGTAGATTAGCATCATTTAAAAAACTTCCATTTGATAAGTTAGATGTTGATACTAAAAGATTATTTGGTAATTATGGAATCACAGACAAAGATTGGGAAGTAATACGATCAGCGACAATAAAAGAAGTTGATGGAAGAGAATATATAACAGCTGATTTAATACAAGATGCTACTGGCCTAACGCAAAAGCAAAAGGACGACATAGAGGATAAATTAAGAGGCTATTTTATTGATCGTGTAGAACACGCAACATTAACGCCGGGGGCAAGAGAAAGAGGGGTACTTAATTTTGGCCTAAAGAGGGGAACAGTAGAAGGAGAGATAGCAAGAATGATTATGCAGTTTAAGACATTTCCTTCAACGGTTATTTCTAAAGTGTATGGAAGGTCTTTGTATGGAAAAGGCAAGGCAGATATACCAGCATTAATACAAACATCTATTGCAATGACTCTTTTTGGTTACATATCCATGTCAGGCAAGGATTTACTAAAAGGCAGGGAGCCAAGGCCATTAGATCAGTCAAGCACTTGGAAAGCGGCATTTTTGCAAGGTGGGGGGGCCGGTATTCTTGGAGATTTTCTTTTGGGTGAGTATAATAGATTTGGTAAAGGGCTTACTACAACGCTAGCGGGCCCGACATTTTCTACGGCTGATAATATAGCATCTACCGTATCCGCTGCAATGCATGGGGAAGATGCTTCTGCAAAAGCTGTAAGTACGGTAATAAATAATGCGCCCTTTGCAAACTTGTTTTATTTACGCCCTGTATTAAACCATATGTTTATATACCAGTTGCAAGAGACTGTAAATCCCGGATATTTACGCAGGATAGAGAGAAGAATTGAAAAAGAAAATAATCAAAAGTTTTTGATAAAACCGAGTGATGTAGTTCGCTAATTGCATTTAGTGCAAAAAAACAGTAATATGTTAAAAACAAGGAATTAAAAATGACACTATCAGCAGTACCAATAAAATATAGATATGAAGGAAATGGAACTACTAGTACGTTTGCTTATTCAAACATTGTTTTTACAGAAGATGATTTAGTTGTTGAAATAATAACAAGAGCAACGGACGCGCTAGTAGAAACATTAACTATAACAACTGATTATACGGTTACTATATTATCTAATGGAACAGGTAGTGTAACAGTAGTATCCGGTAAAATACCTACAAGCTTACAAGATATACAAATTAGAAGAAGTTTATCATTAGAGCAAGATACCGTATTACCAACTGGAACAAAGAGCGCCACAGCTATAATAGAAACGGCCTTAGATAGAGTTGTGGGAATATGTCAGGAAATATCGGAGGTTACAGATAGGAGCGTAAAATTTCCTATTACATCTATTGTCACTGATACAGTATTACCAACGCCTGAAGATGATAAGGTATTAACTTATGATGGAACTGAAGGCGCTTTTAAATTAAGCACACTGACATTAACGGAATTAGAATCGGTTACTACTGAGTCAGCAGCAAGTGCCACAGCAGCAGCGGCAAGTGCCACAGCAGCAGCAGCAAGTGCCACGGATGCAGCAGCAAGTGCCACGGATGCAGCAGCAAGTGCCACGGATGCAGCAGCAAGTGCGGCTACCTTTGACGCTCCAAGCGTGACGCAGACGCAAAACAATACTTTTTGCTATTTAGGCACTACAGGAGGAACTTCTTCCGCTTACACTCTTACACCAACAAGAGCAATTGAATCTCTTGTAACAGGGCAGCAATTCTCATTTAAGGCAGGATTACAAAATACTCTTGCCTCTGGTAATACAACTCTTGCTATATCTGGGCTTACCGCAACCAATCTAAAGAAAATAGATACAGCAGGAGCAAAGCAATCTTTAGTAGCTGGTGATGTTAAGGCTAATATAACTTATGGTTTTAGGTATGACGGCACTGATTTTATGCTTACAGATCATGCGCCTATTGCTGTACCAGTAGCAAGTACGATAACTTCTGGTATTGTGGAGCTTGCCACAGATGCGGAGGCGCAAGCAGGTACTGACACGGCAAAGGCTGTTACACCTGATAACTTAGGCGCAACCGTTATAGGTATAGGGCAAACATGGGCAAATTATACAGGTACTAGACTTGGTAACACTGTTTATCAAAATACTACAGGCAGACCCATACAGGTATGTGTAGCATTCGGAGGCTCTGGAAAAATATTTGAAGTCTCTGTAGATAATTCAACATGGATTACAATAATGGGCGGATCCTCCGATAGGAACATAAGTGTATCAGCTATTATTCCTAATAACTGGTATTATAGATGCACAGATACAGGCCCTGCAGTATGGGCGGAATTAAGATGATTTCTACAGTAGAATGTAGTATATTATAAATAATTAAACTTATGGAGTAAAAAAGATGGCAACGGCAGTATTATGGCTAAATGCGAAGGGTGGAAAGACAGCGAGAGCACTTTGGGATGGATTAGTATGCGGGGAAAATGGAGACGCTATAAATTTGGATGGATTTAATGATAATACAATAACTGTCACAGGCACTTTTAATAGCCAAACAGTTACAATTCAAGGCTCTAATGATGGCACAAACTGGTTTACATTGACTGATCATGCTGGTAGCAATTTAGCATTTACAGCCGCTGGAATGAAATTAATAACAGAAGCACCAAAATCAATAAGGCCAAGTTTTAGCGGCTCTTCTGGTGGTGATGTTGACATAATAATTGAATTAAGGAAAGCTTAATGACTACTAGGCGTAGAAGGTTTTTTTTAACAGCCGCTTTATCGCAAGCCGCACGCTCTGCTGTATGGTATGATTTTTCGGATAGGGATTATATAGACTTGGGTACAGGAGTTGCGATTGAAGCGGCACTTGATAAAACGGCTAATAACAACGACACGGCAGTGCAATCAACCACGTCTTTACAACCGCAAGTGGTAGAAATTGACGGTGAGGACTACGCACATTTTGATATAGACGAGTTAGCATTACCAAGTGCTTTGTATGATGTGGCTGCTGGAGATGTAACAGCTATGTTTGTGGCCGCAAAAGAAACATATTCAACCGGTATTCCGGAAATGGTATTTTGCTTTGGTAATTCTGGTGACAACATGTTTTATGTGGAGTATGGCTCTACAGCAGGCTCTATAACTTGCAAAAAAAATGACACACCTTTTGCGCTATCGATAACAGGGATAGACACCACAAAACGCAATTTAATTACCTGCTGGAGCGATGGCGCAGATATGTATATGCGAGTCAATGGAGGGGATGCAGTTACAGCAGCTCATGGAGCGTCTATAACAGGCGTCACAGCTGCTTACTTGGGAAGAGCTGCAGATAGCTCATCATATCAATTTATAGGTGATTTGGGGGCTTTTATTTTAAGGCGTGATTTTTTAAGCGACACTCAACTAACTAACTTGGAATTGCAACTTGTAAGTACTTTTAAAACTTATTACCCTAATGCGCCTTGGATTTCAGAATATACAGATTTTGAACAATTCTTGATCAACCAAGAAGAATATAATAATGAGGATAGTTTTAAGGATACCACACGGAACAAAATTACTTTTTTAGTAGAGCCCGATATATCTGATAAAATAACTTTGCATAGTACGGATAGTGCTATAAAAACTCTAAGCGCAAGCCGTGACGGGGCTGGTTATGATTTTGAGCAAACTACATCAACTCGTAG